TGAGGTTAAAGTTGTAGAGAATACTGTAAAAATTGTTATGACACTAACTTCCCCAAATTGTCCCGTTGCTGAAAGCTTACCACAAGAGGTTAAAGATATTGCTATGCAAGTCGAAGGTATTGAAAAAGTTGATCTTGATTTAGTATTTGAACCAATTTGGAATCAAGATATGATGTCGGAAGCTGCGAAACTGGAATTAAACTTATAATTAAATTATGAACTTTTATAAAAACGTTATTGAACATAGAGGTAAACTTTTAATTCGTGGCATACACGAGGGAAAGGAATACAAAAATAAAATAGATTATAGTCCAACTCTATATGCAAAAACACAAGACGACACTGGATTTAAAACTTTACAAAACGAAAATTTAAAACCAATTAAGTTTGATAGTATATCAAAAGCAAGAGAATTTAAAAAGACTTATAATACAGGTAGCTCTCCATTGTTTGGAATGGACAGGTATCAATATCAATACATTGCAGACGAGTATCCAGAAACAATGAAGTTTGATAAAGACCTTATTAAAATATTTACAGTTGATATAGAATGTACAGCTGAAAATGGATTTCCCGATATAGAAAACGCAATAGAAGAACTACTAGCAATCACAGTTAAAAATCAATCTAATAAACAAATTATAACTTGGGGTACGGGTGATTTTAAAACAGATAGATCAGACGTAACATACATAAAGTGTAAGTCTGAAAAGTCTTTAATCATGGAGTTTATGAAGTTTTGGACTAAAAACTATCCTGATGTTATTACAGGTTGGAATACAAAGTTTTTTGACATACCCTATCTATTCAATCGTATTAAAAATCTTGTAGATGAGAAGGTACTTAAAAAGTTTTCACCTTGGAATTTAGTTGAAAAAGAAACAGTTGTATTACGAGGAAGACCACAAACTCATTATAACATCTTTGGTATTGCCATGTTAGATTACTTGGACTTATATCAAAAGTTTATTCCAACAAAACAAGAAAGTTATAAGCTTGATTATATTGGTAAAGTAGAATTAGGTTTACAAAAAGATGAAAACCCTTACGATACTTTTAGTGATTGGTATAAAAAAGACTATCAATCGTTTATTGATTATAACATTAAAGATGTGGAAATTGTAGATAGACTAGAAGATAAACTAAAACTTATTGAACTAGTCCTAACAATGGCGTATGAAGCTAAGGTTAATTATGCTGATGTATTTTCACAAGTAAGAATGTGGGATATGTTAATTTATAATTATTTAAAAAAAGATAATATTCAAATACCACCAAGAGAGAATTACACTAAAGATGATAAGTACGAAGGTGCTTACGTTAAGGATCCTATTACAGGTATGCATAACTGGATAGTTTCATTTGATATAAACTCACTATATCCACATTTAATTATGCAGTATAATATCTCACCAGAAAAAATCATTGGTGTAAAATCAGACGGCATTTCAGTAGATAGATTATTAGATCATGCGACACCATTAGATCATCTAAAAGCTGAAGGCGCTTGTATTACACCAAATGGAGCAATGTTTAAAATAGATAGTCCAGGGTTCTTACCAAAACTTATGGAAAGTATGTATAACGATAGAGTTAAATTTAAAACATTATCTTTTCAGGCAAAACAAGAGTATCAAAAAACAAAAGATAAAAGTTTATTAAAAGAAATCTCTCGTTGTCATAATATTCAATGGGCAAAAAAGATTGCGTTAAACTCTGCCTATGGTGCAATTGGTAATCAGTACTTTAGATACTATGATGTAAGACAAGCAACAGCAATTACATCTGCTGGTCAATTTGTAATTCGTTGGATTGAAAAGAATGTAAATGAATACATGAATACTATTTTAAAGACAGAAGAAAAGGTTGATTACATTGTTGCGTCAGATACAGATTCAATATACTTGTGTTTAGATAAACTTGTTGAAAAAGTATGTAAAGACAAATCAAAATCTGAAACATTAAAGTTTTTAAATAAGGTTGTTGAAAGTAGAATTGAACCGTTTATTGATAAGAAGTTTGAAGAACTTGCTGAGTACACAAATGCCATTAAACAAAAAATGGTTATGAAAAGAGAAGTAATAGCTGACAAAGGTATATGGACTGCGAAAAAAAGATATATGTTAAACGTATTAGACGAAGAAGGTATTACGTTTGAAGAACCTAAACTAAAGATTATGGGTATTGAAGCTGTTAAGTCATCTACACCAGAAGTTTGTAGAGGAAAGATTAAAGAAGCTATCAAACTTATAATGACTAAAGGTGAAGATGAACTACAAGCATTTGTTGCTGAATTTAAAAAAGAGTTTTATCAAATGACAGCTGAACAAATATCCTTTCCTAGGTCTTGTAATAATTTAAAAAAATATAAACATAGTAGTAATATATTCATTAAAGGTACACCTATTCATGTTAAAGGTGCTTTGATATATAATGAAAATCTAAAACGATTTAAATTACATAGAAAGTATCCATTAATACAAGAAGGTGATAAGATCAAGTTTCTAAAACTAAAAGAAGCTAATCCATTTAAGTTTGATGTTATAAGTTATGTAACAAAACTACCTAGTGAATTTACATTACAAGAATATATTGATTATGACATTATGTTTCAAAAAACATTTTTAGACCCTATGAGTTTTATACTTAACTCTATTGGTTGGACATATGAAAAGACAGCTAGTCTGGAGGACTTCTTTGTCTAGTTTTTTCATATCAATTATCTGCGCACATTGGGGTTTTGCCACAGGTAATTTACTTGCAATGAAAACCAATTGGTCTATACCTAGATTTTTATTAATAGTAATACTAATAAGATACTTTTTTTTAACTTATGGATTTTAATACAACAAAAAAACATGGAGTAATATATGCGGATCCGCCTTGGACATTTAAAACGTTTAGTGACAAAGGAAAAGAGAAAAGCCCAGAAAGACATTATAGTTGCATGTCTTTGTCTGACATTATTCGGTTACCTGTTGGTGACCTTGCTAAGGACGATGCAGTCCTTTTAATGTGGGTAGTTGACCCTTTACTAGACAAAGCATTTGAGGTAATCAATGCGTGGGGTTTCAAATACAAGACAGTAGGTTTTACTTGGGCAAAAACGAATCGAATTAAAATGGGTTTCTTTACAGGTCTTGGTTATTGGACCAGAGGTAATCCAGAAATGTGTTTATTAGCAACTCGTGGGAAACCTAAAAGGCTAAATAAGAGTATACCACAATTAGTTGTGGAACAAAGACGAGAACACAGTAGAAAACCAGATATAGTATATGACCATATTGAGAAGATGTTACCAGGGCCTTATATTGAGTTATTTGCTCGTAGAAAACGAGAAGGCTGGACTAGTTGGGGGAATGAAGTTTGATTTTAGACTTGACTCTTTCGTTATTATGTGTTATATTGATATATGTTTTCATCATAATATTATTTAAAATGTGGGACAATGAACAATTATAAAAGATATACATTACAAGATACTTTAGATAGTGAGAAAAGAGCACTATTTAATGTACTATCAACTTTCGCTGGTGGTGGTGGTTCATCAACTGGTTATAGATTGGCTGGTGGTAAGATACTAGCAGTTAATGAGTTTGTACCTGAAGCACAAAATACTTACAGAGAAAATTATCCTAACACTACAATAGTGCCAGGTGATATAAAAGAATTGACAGGTACATATCTAATGGAACAAGCTGGAGTTAAAGTTAGTGAGTTAGATATATTAGATGGCTCTCCTCCATGTTCAGCGTTCAGTATGGCAGGTTCTGTATCACATGGTGAGGGTAGAACTCACGCAGATGCGTTTGGTAAAAAGAAACAGTATAGTGATATTAAAGGTGTAGAAAACGTTGAAGATTTATTTTTTGAATTTTTAAGAGTGGCAAATGAAATTAAACCAAAAGTTATTATTGGAGAAAATGTTGAGGGTTTGACAATGGGAGAAGCAAAAGAATATTTCCATAAAATTCAAAATAGATTTGAAGAACTTGGTTATCTTGTTGTTGCTGATGTATTAGACGCAAGTTACTTTGGTGTTCCACAATCTCGTAGAAGAACTTTCTTTATTGCGGTAAGAGAAGATGTAGCAGAGAAAGTAGGTATTAATTTTATGACAATGTATCAATTGTATCCTGATAAGAATAATTTTAGAACTACATTGGGTGAAGCCATTAATGATATTGTTAATCAAGACCCAGAGGAAATAGAATACTTAAACAAGGCTTTAGGTCCAGATAAAGCAGTAGGTAAAACTTTGGCCAAAATGCCAAAAGATCCTGAGAAAGTTTTAAGTGGTATGGATTACCACGATAAAGGTCATCACTTTAACTTAAAGAGAACTAGTAGAAATAAACCTTGTCCAACAATAACAGCTATGGGTAATCTTCCAGGTGTTGCTGGTACTTGTCACCCAACAGAAAATAGAAAATTTACTATTAAAGAATTAAAAAGAATTATGTCATTACCTGAAGACTTTAAATTGACAGGAAAACATATAAAACAATCAGAACGTATAGGGCGTATGGTACCACCGTTAATGATGAAGGCACTATCTGAAAGTGTATATAATAAAGTATTAAA